TTTTGTAAATGCGTAGAAAATTGTGCCTCGGGTCGCCATACTCAATCCCTCGGTCGAATAAGGTAGCACCAGCTTCTTCAAGCCATTCACTTAACGATTTCTGTGTATCGGACACTTGACCTGCCTCTCTTATAGCCTTCATTAAAAGCTTTGGCTTTAGCTGAAGTAAATAAACTCCACATATAAAGGCCGATAAATGGAACTCCAATGATTATTCCGACTACTGCTTCATCAGATAAATTAGGCAACATCTGCGCTCACCCCATATTTATCTAACCAATATGCAGAGATTTCAGCCTTAGATAAACGGCCTCTTAGCTGCTTCTTGCCCATCCGCTCTTTAGCGAATCGCCTGATTATTGATCCCTTTACCCAATTTGTCTCATCAGTCCAAGCCCCTGCTTGAGAATCAAATCGAATAAGAGCTAGTTTATTTACCATTTTGCTCCCGTTCTGTAATCCCTAAATGGATTAACGGGCTAAATGTATTTGATTAAATCTATTTAGACCAGCAATAAGTCGGCGAGTCGTATATCTAAAAAGCCAGCAAGTCGCTCATTGGTGGCTTTGTTAGCAAAGTCAGTAGTTATAGGCAACCGCTTTAAAGCCCATTCAGGCTCGCTTATAGCCCCTAAATCAAACTGATAGACCCCTTTAGGTGTCGCATTGATATAAAGGGTCTTAGAGCCCGTTCTAGCCCTTATATCGGCCAGATAATCCCACTTCTTCTTCTCAATCATCAAAGTATCGTAATGAGTCCTACGGCATTTAAGCTCGATATATGAATTGTGGGTAATGCCATCTGCTCGGTCGGTCGCTGATAAAGGCGTCAAGTCTGGATAAAGCGACTTGAGAGCCTCAAATAGCTCAACCTCTCGAAAGTAGATTAGTTGTCCTCTTCTCCATCTTCCCAACCAATTTTCTTAATTGGGTCATCAGCAGGGACTATCCAATCAGGATAGGAGCTGCGATCCATCGCAAAGGCCAAGGCAGTTCCTTCATCCATACCAGCTCTACGGCAAGCTTTATAAACTTCATTGGCAGCGATAGCCCAGAAATCAAGCTTTGTTAAAGGCGTTTCTTTAGTAGTTCTACGCTTCTTAGGTCGCTTCTTACTTACGCGCTTTCGCGTTGCCATTTCTGACCCCTCTCGCTAGGGCCAATTCTAACTGACTCTCCATTTTATCAAGGCGCGACACTATTGGAATATTCTCCAATTTAATTATGTAGCGAAGTCCAGCAATCAGTAAGGCGATAGATCCTAATACTGAGGCAACTAGGGTTGCTAAATCAGTAGCCGCCATTACTTGAGTCTGCCGTATCTTTCGTAGTTAGGGTTTAGCCAATTGATGATGCTAGGCAAGACTGATACGAGAGCTGCATTGGCAATTGCATTTACATCTAGGCCGACTGCCAGATAAGTCGCTAGTGCCGTTGCCAGGAATGTCTTTGCCCAGCTCTCTGCCATTTTCTTTAGGTCGCTCATTAGCTTCTCCTTCGAGGTTAAAATAACTGCCATCTTTGTCTCCCAAAGTTGTAAATGAAATATGGAAATGTGAGCGGTGCGGATTTGCGCCTCTGTAAGCTCTCCGCTTCCATCCCAGTATTGGACTCATAATCTTTCCATCGTAGATTATGTATTTAATTCGCTTATCGCCCTTCTTGGCTAACTTGCGAATCTTTTCAACTAGCGCGTAAGCCTCTTCTTTGTGAGCTGATAAATCAGCATCAATATCTATAGCTCGGACAATTCCATTTCCTCTAGGGTCTGGTATATGGTCAGAATTACCTTTAGCAAGATGCCTAGCATCAGCAATCCAGCCATCAGACTTCCTATCGCGATCAGGATAATCGTCATCAATTTGCTCCCTTAATTGAATTCCAGCTGCGCATAATTTGGCCATTATCTTTATAGATATTGCTATAACCCTAGAGCGCTTTTTAAATCAACTAGGTTAAGCCCTACGCTGGCTAGCTTATCTTCAATAGTTGTTTCAGGTGCGACTGTTGTGCCGTTATGAGCCGCAACTACTGTTGCGGCTTTTGCTTTATCTGCTGTGTTAATGTCTAACCACATAGAACCATCAGATTCAACAACAGGCGCTTGTTCCATTTTGTCTAAAACAATTCCAACGGCTGCTAATTCATTAAGCAACTCTAAGCCATTTAGATTCTGAGGTTTATCAAATTTAATCATTTTTATGCTCCTAGATATTGAACAGAGAATTGAGTGGCTTCTTCGCCGCCGTTAGAAGTTAAGTTGCCGCCTGTGTCTTGTCTTACCATAACTTCAATATAATCTGTTGCTACTAATTCTTTAATTGCTGAAAGGTAGTAAGTATCGCCTGAGCTTCCATTACCTGCTGATATATCATAACCGCAAATTACAGTTGAGCCATTTTTTCTAATTCTCATACGCCTAAAACTTGCACTACTAGGTGTCCAGTTACAAGCAGCAATAATTAAATATTTTCCACCCTTGCCAGCAGGAATTGTTATACGGCTGGAATTAGTAGATGGGTCGTGAAACGCATCAGTATCTATAAGGTCAGCCCCAGTAAAGTTTCTTGCAACATCTGTGCCTGTTGCAATTGTTTGACTAGCCGAAAGACAGACAACACCAACAAAACCACTTGTCGCTGGTGCAGCCCACTTAACCCCGAGACTTTGTGTCGAGTCGGCCGTTAAAATATGTCCGTTAGTGCCAACTGGGATTCGAGCGTCAGCAGTATCAAATCCAAATAAATCGCCCTTAGTTGTAAGCGGTGTTTGATCTGCCGTAGTTGCCCATTCTGGAGCAGTAGCACCAGAATTGACTCGCAATACTTGTCCAGCAGTCCCAATAGGTAATGCAGTATTTACATTGGCAGTTGCGGAACGATAAGCAAGTGCGCCAGTTGTTGTTTGAGGATTAAGGTTCTTAGTTGTGGTATCGATTGATGAGCCAAGTGTTCTGATGGCAGCTGCGCCATCCTTGACTAAATCTGTATCGTCTGGGGTTTCCCAGTTGTAATTCGTTGTATTGGCCATTTAGCTAATAACTCCTATCGCATCTTGCCATTCTAAGGTATTGAGCACACTATTCCAGCTTTCTGCTGCATTGACCTGAGCCCATTGTTGAGCAAAGGCCGAGAACTCTGTTGGGGTAGCCAAGAAGGTAACTGATAGGCCCGAGACTGAGGCGTTGAAAGTCCAGCCTTCTATAAAGCCAGTAAATTCGCCACCAAGGATATTAAGGGGCAGGTTGGTAATTCTGACTGGCATACCCATAAATATATTTAGTAGGGCGTTTCTATCAGCGTCATCAATCTCGGGCGATTGAAGAGCAAAGGTAATCGATTGGAAGGTATTTCTAGGCCAAGCCCTTAGACCAATAAGGCGATCTGCTACATCCTCGACATCGGCCGCGTTCTTTAGGTAGCTATTGAATTGCTCGGCAAATAGGCCATATTCGGCTTGGGAATCCAAATCCTGAGCAGTATAGGAGCTATTGAAATTGTTGCCATAGTCCATAATTATCTTATTGCTTAAGTCGCCTTGGCGCTGGATTACGCCGATGCCAGAAGCGATGGCGTGAGAAGCGTCTAAGTCTGTATAGCCATTGGCTATTAAATAATCTTGGCGATGGCTCGCATCCGCGTAGTTAATATTGCCGTTCGCATCTTCATACATATAACCAAGGGCCGAGCTAGCAATTTGATTGATGATTGGGTAGATGATGCTATCGGTAATCTGACGGCTGACCATCGTATATTCGCCAGCGTCAATTGTTCCGAGACCAACATCTCCAGCATCAGACCAAATTTCTGTAGCTGGATCATAAGTTGCCCAAGTCTCCGCTGGTGGCAATTCATTCCAACTAGCAAGAAGTAAGTTATCTAGCAAGTCTGTAATTTGAGCGCCGTCTAAACCTTCGGCTAGGTTGCCATCAAATATTGCTCTTTGTGTTTTGGCCAATGCTCCAATGGCGGTAATTCTTAGGCTAGTAATTACTGCGTTAGATCCTGCGCTGCGGACTATTTGTCTTAAGTCTGAAACGCGACCGCCAAAAATGGCCACATAAGCGCCAGTCGTATCTTTGACTTCAATAGTTACTGTGGTGTTAATACTAAAATCATAATTAGTGCCATCGGTATTTATTACTTCTAGCGAGCAATACCCTGCTGGAGTAGGTGAGTTAATGTCCTGACGGCCAGAGGTAATAGTTAGGTTGCTTAAAGTAACCGAGGTTAATTCGCTGCCATTGACTAGAATCTTCCAATCGGGAGTCCAAAGGGTCATAGGATTTGAGCCGAAGTCCTAAGATCACCAGCGCCAGTAGTTCCGCGATTGGTTGAGTTGTTCAGCGCCAAGATGACTGCTCTAGTAAATCCTTCCTCATCAATAGCTGACGGGGCATTTACATTAATAGTTACACCAGCGTTATTAGCTGCAACTGTTCCAGCGACATTAAATCCAGATGGAATTGCATTACCGCTTGGCACTAGAGTTGATGGGGCGCTAGGAGTAGAGGCTGATGGAGCGTTTGGAGTAGTGGATGGCTTAGGAGTTGCTGGGATGCTTGGGCTTGGAGCAGTAGCAATCTTTGGAAGTGTTGAGCTGCTTGGAGTGCTGGGGGCTGAGAATGATGGCTTAGAAATAGTAGATACATTAGGCAAAAGTGGGACGGCATTATAAGCGCGAATAAGAACATTTATTGCATCGATGGCAAAATTAACTGCGCTCTTAATTCCATTAACTACTGCGCCAATAACATCCAAAATACCACCAGCAACCTTGCCAATAAAACTAAGTGCTCCGCCAAGGTTATTAATCAATACCGGCACTACAAAATCTTTAATAAAGTTATAGAGAATAGTTAATGACTCTTTATTTCTTGCAATAGCATCCGTAACTGGCCTAAGTGCTGCATCCTTGAATTCTATAAACTTAGGGATAACTGTGTTAATAAAATAATCTAATAATCTTTGTAGGGTAGGCAATAAAGCAGCTCCTACCGATTCTTTAGCTTCGTCAAAGCCCACTTTGAGTCTTGCTATTTGACCTTCAAAGGTATTGGCTTGAACTGTTGCTGCACCGCCAAAGGTTTCGGCTAATTGCTTTACTGTGCCTTCTAATCCAAGGGTTTTAATTTCGGCAGTTGATAAGCCAACACCTAAACGGCTTAGAGAGCTGGTATTGCCTTCGTATGCTTTACCCAGAGCATTAGATACTGTTTCAACACTTTTGCCAGTAGCAGCTGAAATATCTAAGGCTAGGTTCAATAAATCTTGGGACTTTGTTACTGATCCTGTTGCAGTTGCTAGGCGCTGAAGGGCTGGACGCAATTGGTCATCAGCAACGCCAGTAGCAAGAGAAGTCTTAAGTATCTGCTCCTCGACTGCTGAAATTTGGGCATCGGTTGCAGCAGTAACATTCTTAAGGGCATTGGCTAAACGAAGCTGAGCAGCCTCATCTTCAATGGCTGCCTTAACGCCATCAACGGCTAACTTGACTGCATACGCCGCTGCTGCTGCCGCTGCTGCTGCAAAGGCTGCTGCTGCGACTTTGCCGAACTTCTCTAACTTACCGCCAAAGCCTTCAACTTCTTTAGAGCCAGTATCAAGATTTTTCTTGAGGTCAGCTACATCAGCAAGAATCGAGAGTTTAAGTGTTCTACTGCCAGCCATTACTTATCCCACTCTTTCAATATCTTGGAAAATGCTTCTTGCCATTTTTTAATCAATTCAGGCTGAATCTTACGAAGGGTTGGGTAGATAAAGTAGCCAGCATTGCCGCGACCTTTGCTGGGTGTTCTTCTCGGGAACTGACGCAAGCGATTAGATCCAAATTCATAACCTGCCCAGAGTTTTTGTGTGCTACCGCCACCAGAAAAGCGCTGACTAGCAAATCCGTATGAGAACTCTCCGATTTTGGAACTGGCCGATACTTTGACGCCTGTGGTGATTCGGCGGACTGCTTCTTGGCCAAAGGTTCTGGTAAGTCCATAGGCTTTAATTTCGTTGGCTGCGTAAGTAGCCAGCGCGCTAGATTCTCGTTTAGCTTGGCTAACGGCTTCATCATCCATCGCTTTAAAAGCGGTAATGATTGAGCGGAGCTCGCGTTTGTCGTAACTGATTGGTAACTCATCTGCCACCGCTACGCTCCTTTAAAATATCTATCGCCGTTAAGACTTGATCTATATCAGTCCAGTAAGTCATCGGGATTCCAGTTGCTATTGCAATCTCGACTATTAGTCGGTTGATGCTTCCGGACTCGTAACTTTTGGGCTTTCATCTCCAATCGTCATCTCTTCGACTGTTAGCTCCCAAATCTCTTGAGACTTAACTGGCTTTCCTGCTGCTTCGCGCTTATACGCAAAGTAAGCAAGATCTAAGAAGTCCGCTTGCTGGTAAGCCGATATATCCTTCATCGAATAAATCGACTTGCCTGTCTTGCGTTCCCACTTAGCCCACTCTGGCAAGCCAGCCTGATAAGTTGCTGACTCGCCCGAGCTATATTTAATTGTTATTGAAATTTTCATAGCTCCCGATGCTCCGATCTCTTAGCTGAAGGTCTCTGTAGGTGTTCCAACTACCGTCATCGTCCAAGTATCAGTCAGCGCTCCTGGAGCTGCGCCGCCTGCTGCTGGGAAGATTGGCAATACATTGAAAGCAAATACTGCGCCAGTTACGGCGGTGAATGAAACTGCAAGTGTGGTGTTAGGTGCAGTTTCGGCATCTGCCCACATTGCTTCGAATAGTGAGCTAGTAGCTCCCCAATCCTGTAGCAGTTCAATTGTGAAAGTCCATTGCTTATCAACGGACTTATAAGCGCGACCATCAAGAGTCTGATAGGTCTCGATAATTGTGTCGCAGCTTAGGACTGCGCTTGTTGTCTGGGCGTCGTAAGCAGCGCTATCGAGTGTAAAGGTTACATCGCGCCCAGTTATTACTGTAGTTGGCATTTGGGTCTCCTATGCGGTTTGCTCGTAGCGGACGCTCAAGCGTATATCTGAAACTAGCAGGGTTGTAGTTCCTACTTCTGTTACCGATGGTCTTTCGACTAACGATAATTCATACTTGGAAGCATTTAGCGCTCCAAGAATACTGATGATTAATTGCTCTAAGTTATCGAGAGCAGCAGCGTTGCTGAAATACGCAACGCAAGCAGTTATTGTGTAATTTAATTTAACGCGAGTAGTTGATTTACCCAAGACTTCAAGCTCCATATAGGGCGAGTCTGGAATGACGATAATTGCTGGAACTATTGGCGCTTCTGGAACTGAGTCATAAATATTAGCGGTGCATCCTGCTAAAGCAGTTTTAAGCGCGCCTCTAACATCTGTGGCAATTGTTGATGCTGGCATTAGCCGACCATAGTTTCAACATCAAGATATGGGCCAAGTAAGCCAGTTACTTTGGCGAGTAAATTCTTAGATAGGCGGTAAGGGGTAACTGCAAAATCTACGCCTTCGATTGATCCACCAGCAGCGGTTCTGGATTGGAAGATTTCAACGGAGATAGCCAAAATAGCAGCTTCAGCATTGGGGTTTCCGACATAGGTCGATAATCCAGATAGCGCAGCGTTTCCTGCTGGGATGATATTTTTTTCCAATATGTCTGCATTGGTGATTGCGACTGTAAATACATAATCT